CATCTACACCGTAAGCAAGCTGCTCGGGCACAAGGAAATCCACACCACGCAGATCTACGCCAAGGTGATGGACAAGAAGAAGCAGGAGGCGGCGATGCTGATCCCGGACATCAAAAAGGGATGAGGCTGCGTCCGGACACAAGAAACGGAAGGCGGGAGGCTCAGCGCGGGCTTTCCGCCTTTTTCGCATAGAAGTCCCCGTGCCCGGAGAGCAGCCACTGCGACGACACGCCGTAGTCCCTCACCAGGTACCAGAGCCAGGCGACCTGGAAAATATCCCGTCCCGGCTCCTTTTCGAGCGTGAGGAGATTCCAGCGGTTTATACCGTAGGCACGCGTGAAGGTCTGCTTGCCACGGATGCGGCGGTCGTCCTTCAGACGCTGCAGGGCGGCGAAGAAGCGCCGCACGATGATTTGAGAGTCAGAGTTCTGCATGGCATTCAAGAATTGGGGATGACGGGGAAAGAAGCCTCCTCACGGACTTTTAGGGCGGCGGTCCAGCGGGACACCGCCTCATCGGGAAAAGACGGCACAGCGCCCCGCAAAAGCGCCTCATCGAGGACGTGCAGCTCTTCGGGGGACATGACCGGGACGAATCGGTCGAGCTCCAGGGCGCGTGACGCCAGCGACGAGATGGAGGCACGCAAGCGTAGGAGGAACTCCTCGCGCAACATACGTCCCTCGCCAAGAAGCAGCCAGCGGGCGTCCACCTCCGGAACCGCCTGCAGGATACGCAGCGCCGGAGACAGCCCGAAATTTTCCCCGCGAAGGAGCTTCCCAAGATACTGCGGCGTCCAGCCCAAGAGCCGGGCAAACGCCGTCTGCCTTCCGCTACACCGATAGCGGATTACTTCCAAAAGCCTGTCATTCATTTGTTTAATCGATTTATTTGGCGCGTGTGCCCTCGTTTTCAAAGGGGTGGAACAAGTGCCCACGGAACGGACGAAAACGCGGGAAACGCGAAATTTCAGTAAAATAACTCATCATTTCTGGTCCGGATTTTCAAGTAGCGAGATAAGCCGGTCAATTTGCTCATCCTTCTTCTCCAGGAGGGAGACGAACCGACACGTGATGCTTGCGATTTCAGAGTTCGACGGATTCACGGATCCGGAGGAATCCTCACCATGAGGAACGTGGAAACCGGACGAAGGCGCGTAAAAGAACCATACACTTTTATTCAAGACGCGAGCAATATCTTCCAGAAGCCCAGTTTTTATATCATCCGATTTCAGAGCGGAATGAAGGCGCTGGTCGGAATCGAACCCAAGCAGCCGGGACACCTCAGAGAGAGTGACGCCCTTACGCTTCAGAATTTCCTTTATCATCTGACCCTTCATGATTGCGAGCTTTTCGTTTCAAGGATAGAGATGAGGCGGTCAATTTGATCGTCCTTCTTTTCAATGATTGAGATGGTACGCTCCAGGATCTGACGCTGGGAGACAATCTCATCAAACGCGCGAGAAAGGGCAACGGAATCACCCAAACGGTTCCCGTTTCCGGAAATTTGTGTGTTGGAATCACCAGAAGCAACGAGCTTCGAAGACGACATGCAATCTGTAAAAAGTTCAGATAAACGAGCGTGGATTGCATCAGAGAACGGGACACGACCATTTATCATGTCCGAAAGATAGGTAGCCTTTACGCCCAGAGCTTTAGCGATTTCCGCCTGCCGGAGACCGCGCCTAAATTTGATTTCGGCAATAATTTGCCTAAGTATTTCTGTGTCAGCCATATAGATAAAACGTTTAAAAATAATTCGAATTTTTTTCAGATTTTGCTTGCAAGATATGAATTTAGTTCATATATTTGCAATCGAAAACGAAACAAAAACGAAACAAAGATACGAAAAAGAAAGTGAAATCAAAACATAAAAACAAAAGATTATGAAAACAAAAGTAATAACAAAAGCAGATTGGAAAGACCTTACACAAGGTTACGCCAAATTGATGGACCACGAAAACGGTTCCAGAGCATGGTTGACAATGACCGGAGAGTATGACGACGAAGTGGCATACAAGGTGGGAGTTTTCGACCTCTACGGACGCAAGATCGAAGAAAAGTTCTTCGACTATTTAGAGGCAGCGGACGCCTTCCTCCAGGAACTTATAAAGAAGGGTTTTAGAAAGTTATTTTAAAAAATATACAAAATGGCACAGCAAAAAGAAGCGCGCGTGATACGCAACGCGAACGTAATAACGAAGGCAGACCTGGACGACCTCATGGAAGGTTATTCGGTAATGATGGACACGGAGAACGGCTTCAGAGCCATGCTGACTATGACCCGGGACTTCGGCGACGAAGTCTACACGGCGAAAACCTTTGAGCCTAACGGACGAAAGATCCAGGAGAAGACATTCCGCAGCATTGAGAGCGCGGACACCTTCATCGAGGGTCTGATTAAGAGAGGATTTAGAAAGTTGGACTATATAAAATTTATACTGAAATGACACAGCAAGAATTTGAAGCGCGCGTGAAACGCAACGTGACACCGCAGGAGTTTGAGACCGCACAGGAACTTTACATGGCTGCAGGGGACATGGACAAGGACGATTTTTGCAAGGAGTACGAGAGCCTCATCGAGAGCAGCCGTCTGGCTCGCGAATTGGAGAAGACCATCCGCAGCCTCAAGGACAGCCTGACCCGCGAGCGCAAGAACCGGGAAAACGACGGACGCAACCTGCTGGGTATTGCCGTCGAGGTGAGAGAGGGCGGCATGGAAGCCAGCGCCGAACAGCTGGAAGACTTCAGCACCTACCTGCTGGGAGGGCGCGCCGAAGTCATCAGAGCGAAGCTGGGCAAGGGATACGCCCTCACGGATCGCGACTACGAATACATCAAGCACAACCTCAAATAAGAGAGCCATGGAAGTGCAGGAACTGATTGGAAAGGTGCTCAAGTACCGCGACGGATGGAGCGGGAACGAAAGCGAATTCAAAATAAGATTCGTAGTCTTTGCCGGAAGCGCATTCGAAATAATAGGCGAAAACGAAAACGAAAGCCATACCGTAGGACGGCGCGCCATGCGCGCGCTCCTCGACAAGGGAACATGCCGCCAAGCCCTCGAGATGGGCGCCACCTTCGTGGAGCGGTTCAACATCACAGGATAACGGGACGCGCCGGGAGAGGCGCGCCTGCGGACAAGGATCCGCGAAACTTCACTTTCTATCTTGGGGGAGCCGGAAGGTTCCCCCGAAAGGACGGGCACGGATGCCACAGGCGATGGTTCGACCCCATCCCCGTCCACGAGTTAGACAACATTTTTTATTTGTTTTAAAAACCTAAAAGACATGGAAGAAAACAACAAGATCATTGGCAAGACGGCTCTCAAGCGGCAGCAGCGCGCCGCACGGGAGCAGGCGATCTACAACGAGTACGAGGCTGCGGTGGCGGCGGGAAGCTACAAGACCGACATCAATGCCCGACTCATGCAGAAGTATGAAATCAAGGCGATAAGCACGCTTTACGCCATCTTCAAGCGCGTGCAGCAGCGCGCCAAGGACCAGGAAGGAGCGGCTGAGGAGGAGTGCGTATGAGCGACGAGGACATGACCAGGCTCCACAAGCGGCTCGACGAAATCGAGCTTGCCACGCGCATGGGCAGCAAGCCCGTGCTGAACCAGGAGGAGGCTGCCATCTTCATCGGGTATTCGCAGAAGGGTCTGTACCAACTGACCTCACGCCGCGAGATACCGCATTACAAGCAGCACGGGAAGCTCTACTTCAAGAAGGACGAGCTGGTGCGCTGGATGACGGCGAAGAGGGTGGCGACAGAGAAGGAAATCAACAGCAAAGCGGTGACCTACACCGTCACGCATAATATTAACCCCAAAAATGATTGACAATGGAAAATGAAGTAATCGAAATCAAGCAAGCGGAAGTACTCCAGGCAATCGACCGCGCCGAAGTGGATATCCAGATAGCCACGGCGAAGAAGTACCCGAGAGACCTCAAGGCGGTCCTCAACCAGATCGCCACCTACGCCACCATGGACAAGGAGACGGCGGAGGAATGTTTCTACGTCCTCAGACGCAAGGACGCCTCCGGACGGGAGAACATGATCGAGGGACTGAGCGTCCGCATGGCGGAGATCATCGCCTCGGCATGGGGCAACCTTCGCATTGCCACGCGCATCGTCGGCAACGACGGGAAGACCATCACGGCGCAGGCAGTCTGCCACGACCTGGAGAGCAACCTGGCGGTGAGCAAGAGCGTGCAGCGCCGCATCACCTCGCGCAGCGGGCAGACCTTCTCGGAGGACATGCAGATCGTGACCGGGAACGCGGCAGCCAGCATCGCCTTCCGCAACGCGGTTCTGGCGGTGATACCCAAGGCGGTGACCAAGAAAATCATCAACGAGACGAAGAAGGTGGCGCTGGGACAGAGCATCGACCTGGAGCAGAGCCGACAGAACGTCATCGCTTACTATGGCAAGCTGGGCGTGAAGCAGGAGCAGATCCTGAACTACCTGGGCGTAGCCAGCGTGGATGCCATCGACAAGGAGAAAATCTTCGATCTGCGCGCCCTGCGCAACGCCATCGAGGAGGGCACGACCACGGTAAAGGAAACATTCATCGACGCGGAGAAGGAGGCGCAGGCAGCCCGTGAGGCGGTGCGCAAGGCGACTACCGCGAAGGAGAAGGCTGAGGCTGCCATAGCCGCCGCCACAGGCGTACAGGTGCCGACGCCTCCCATGGAGGTGGACCCGGAGACCGGAGAGATCAAGAAAAACAAGAAGTAACCTTTGAAGACCACAACCTTTAAAAATCGAATGAGTATGAGAGCAACGACCATTATCAGACCCCAGAGCCGCCAGGAGTGGCTCGAGGTCCGCAAAGAAGGAATCGGAAGTTCAGAAGTAGCCACGATCGTAGGGCTCAACCCCTACGAGACCCCCTACCAGCTTTGGAGACGCAAGACCGGGCTGGACGCTCCCAAGACCGAGAACACTGCCATGCGCAACGGACACCTCCTCGAGGACGCCATCGCGCAGATGTGGCACGCGGAGACCGGACGGGAGATTATCAAGCGAAGCGCGATAGACTGGATCATCCGCGACAACGAGAAGCACTACCTGCAGGTGTCGCCGGACCGCACCTTCTGGCTCGGGGAGAGCCGAAGCCCGGACGCCAAGGGCATCCTGGAATGCAAGTCCACCCGCATGAAGGTGGATCCGGACGACCTGCCGAAGAACTGGTTCAGCCAGGTGCAGTACCAGCTGGGCGTAGCCGGATACGAGCTGGGCAGCCTGGCATGGCTGAGCGCCGGAATGATGGGCTTCGACTTCGGATGCAAGGACCTGGCGGCGGTGCCGGACTTTTACGAATGGGAGGT